ACAAATTGGGAGAAAAGAGTATAAACTGGGAATATCTTGGAGAAATGATGGCTCCTAAGATAAATAGAATAACCTATGAGGAGGTTATCGATGGTACAAGACCTGTACAAACACAAAAGGTCCTTGGAGTTGAGGTGGCAACTAGAGTATGAGCAAGAAGGTAGATATACTCTGGATATGGTCAGAATTGATGACAAAATTAGAGAAGTCATTACTGACATTAAACTCGAAGAGGCCAAAATTGCAAATAAACAAAATGCAATTGAAGATGCGGCTGCCCAAGTTTCTGTGGCTACTTAAATAAACGCCACATCGCTGAAATCGTACTTTCTCCTTAGGATCTCTTGCACTCTACTTAAATCTAATATATAAATAAATCACTATACAATTATTAAATTGATATATAGACGCGTATAGTCGACGGCCTAGAGACTATATATCAAAAACTAGGAGGATATAATTATGGCAAAAACAAACTTTTCGGGACCTATTACAACAGGACCGATACAAGTAAACACAGGCACAACTATTGGAGAGAATGTTAGAGACGCTGCGTTCGTAACGAACACAATGGCTTTTCCATTAGTCTACACTAGTTTTGTCGTAACTACTGATGATAACAAATTAGCGGTAACTGCTTCTAATGGAGCTGGTACTACTAGTGTTACATTATTAGATACTACTCAAAACGTTCCAGGCATTACTGCTGTTGGTGGTTTTGAAATGGCATCTAAAATAACTTTAACATCTGGTGGTAATGATTCAGGTCTTACTGCAACTATTACAGGAACTGATGTTAACGGTTACTCTCAAACTGAGGATATTACCCCAATGGGTAATGCGGGTGCAGTAAATTCTGCAAAAATGTACAAAACAGTAACAGCAATTGATGTTTCTGGAGCTGGTACAGTTGGGAATTTAAAAGTAGGTGTACTTAATACGAACGAAGTAACTGTTCCTTTAAGATCACTATTTAACTCTAGCCCATTATCTCAGACATCAACTACGCAAGGTAAAAACTTAGCGAACAATATTGTGATTCCACCATTTTCTAGAATTATTGATATATCGTTAATCGTTACTACTGCTTTTGATCAAAACACTTTTATGCAACTTGGAGCAAATGTTGCGCAAGCAAATGGGGCAACTTTAAATAGTTTCGACCCTGATTATTTTGCAGGAAGAAGTGCAACGACTGATGTAAAAGCACTAGGAAGACGATCAATTCCAGTTGATTTTTATCAGACTACAGCTCAACAAAAAAATTGTTTGAATGTATCTGATGATGATGCGGCAGGATTTGAAATAGACAAAGCCTTATCGTTAACAGTTAATTCTGCAGCCACACTTGGTGCTGGTAATGCAGTTATTTTCTGTAGTTGGTTACAAAGAGCTAACGACGCTAACTAATATAATTAAAGTGCTCCTTCGGGAGCACTTTATTAAGGAGAAAATATGTCAATAACTTTAATGAATTGGGTACGTATAAGTGATGAAGTAACAGCTGATGCTGATTACTTTGTAACTGCAGCTAGACCAAATACATCTGCTACTATGGCACAAACAACTCTTGCAGCTGCTCACAACGGCGGTGGAAGAAATGTTACTGTTACAACTACTGGATCAGGTGATGGTGGAAAAACAGCTACTATTACTGGAACTGATACAGATGGAGCCGCTCAAACAGAAGTAATAACTTTAGCAGGATCTGCTACAGCAGTTGCTGGTACTAAAATATTTTTAACTGTAACTGCAGTTGAAATGAGTTCACAACCAGCAGCCAACATAACAGTTGGTTTTGGTGCTGTTGCTGGAGCAAAAATTGGTGGTGGTGGAGTATTCGGAAGTTTTAGAACTACATCTGGCTCTGCTGCTGGAACATGTAGCTTTAGAACTGGTGGAACTGCGGGAACTGTAATTGCTACTGATACTTCAAGTGGAAGTGCCGGAGGAAACAACGGTCAAGTTTCAGCTTATGGTACCGGAGCAAGATTAGTTGAAGGAATGTATGTAACTTATGATGTAGGTGATTTTACTCAAATCATAGTGTTTTATGCTGGATAGGAGATTAGATGGCAAACGTAACATCTGGCTCTTACACATTTGATAAGACTTTTGCTATAGATGATATTATAGCTGAAGCTTATGAAAGAATTGGATTAGTTGGTACAGCTGGTCATCAATTATTAAGTGCTAGAAGATCATTAAATATTTTATTTCAAGAGTGGGGAAATAGAGGAATTCATTTCTGGGAAATTGGAAATACTAATATTGATTTAACTGAGGGCACTCAAACATACGATTTTTTTAGAGATAGCGCAGATGGTACAAGTGCAACTACTGCACCTGTAAATGGTATATATGGAATAACAGATATACTTTCTGCTTCATACAGAACAGATTACAATACAACAGATCAAACAGATTTACCTTTAACAAAAGTTGACAGATCTACTTATGCAGCTTTTTCAAATAAAATGGTCAAAGGAACACCAAGTCAATTTTGGGTTCAAAGATTTATAGACAAAACTACAATTACAATTTACCCTACGGCAGCAAGTTCTCAAGCTAGTAATTATATTAACATTTATTACTTAGCAAGGGTTCAAGATGTTGGGTCATATACTAACGCAACAGATGCTCCATATAGATTTATACCATGTATGGTAATGGGATTAGCCTATTATTTATCGATGAAATTTGCACCACAAAGAACACAAGAATTAAAATTATTATACGAAGATGAATTACAAAGAGCTTTACAGGAGGATGGATCAGCGGCAAGTACGTACATTACACCGAAAACTTATTATCCAAATATATAATGACTATTATAACTAAAGGAATGGGCATTATAATGAAAAAAGGAGGAGGAGATCTTCTTAAAAAATCTAAAAAATTTCCAGGATCAAAGTCTGATGAACAATTACAAAAAAAAGTAGACACAAGAATTAGACGTGGAAAAAGAGTTCGAGGAATTAAAGGACAAATTGGTGGAGATGATATTGACGTTCATGCAAGAATAGGACGTACTCAAAGATATAGAAACATTGCTGCTCAAACATTTAAAGCTGCTAGAAATCCTGAGAAGTATAAATCAAAAGTTATGGAAAGTGGAAAAGGATCAAGTAGTGGAACAATGCCTTCAAACATTGATAGAAAAAAAGCAAGCCGAAGAAGAAAATTAAGAACAAAAGGTTCACCATTTAAAATAGGCACTTTTAATAAAAAAGAAATTCCACAAAAATATAGAAAGGATATTAAATAATGGGACAATTTTCAAAAGGTAAAAATGCATTAATGATTTCAGACCGTTCTGGAGCTGCATTTCCATATAGAGAAATGGTTCAAGAATGGAATGGTTTATGGGTACATACTTCAGAATATGAACCTAAACAACCGCAAATTAGTCCAAGACCCGTGGGCGCTGATCCACAAGCTTTGCAACATGCAAAACCAGCTAGAGTAGAATTTGGTATAGCTGATGTATTAGGGTTTAATCCTTTGGTAACTTATCAAATTGGTTCTCCAATTGTTAATGTTAATTTACCTGGACATGGATATAAAACAGGAGATGTAAAAAGATTTAGAGGTGCACCGGGTGCTGCTGGAGTTTATGGAACTCCTGATGGAGTTGGTGGAATTACAGGAACAACAATTGCAAAAGCTGCAGGATACACTATAACTGTAGGAAAATTTGTTAATGGCGTAACAGATACAACTGGTCCAAATGGTACAGGTTTATTTGGAACTAACTGGTTTTATTTTAGTGCTGATACAAATGCAACAATTGTAGAAACAGGAGGAGGCTATCCGATCTCAGTAGGACCGGTTACTTTACAAGCATAATGGCTGGATACACTTTATCAAACTTACAAACAGATATTAAAAACTACACTGAAGTAGACAGCACTGTTTTTACTGCTGCTGTATTAAATAGATTTATTGAAAATGCTGAATATAGAATTGCTTATGATCTTCCTATGGATTCAGATAGAGTTAGATCAGATGCTCAATTAGCTACAGACTTTAATAGTATAAATGTTCCAGCTGGTTGTCTATTTGTTAGAGGCGTTCAAGTATTTGACTCTACATCTTCTCGAACAGGTCAAGGACAATTTTTATTAAAAAGAGATCAAACTTTTATTCAAGAATATGTTGGAGAATTAACAGGGACTGAAGGAAGTCAAACAGGTCAAGATACTACAGGATTACCTAAATATTATGCTATGTTTGGAGGAGCTACTGGCACAACTTCAACTACTTCAGGTGCTATTTATATGTCTCCTACCCCTGATCAAAATTATTTATATACTATTTATTGGAATAAGATTCCACCTTCTTTGGAGACTGATACTTCTGGAACATATGTAAGTAAATATTTCCCTCAAGGGCTCTTATATGCATGTTTAGTAGAGGCTTTTTCTTTTTTAAAAGGGCCTGCAGACATGTTGACATTATATGAACAAAAGTATAAACAGGAACTAGCGAAATTTGCAAGTATGCAAATAGGGAGACGAAGACGAGACGATTACACAGATGGTACTGTACGTATACCGATCGAGTCGCCGCCTCAATAATAGGAGATAAATTATGGCAATAACATCGGCAATTTGTAACAGCTTTAAACAAGAAATATTAGTGGAAGGTCACAATTTTACTAATGGTACAGACGCATTTAAACTATCTTTATACACAAGTTCAGCAACTTTAAGTAAATCAACTACAGCGTACACAGCACCAACAGATGGTACAGCTGATCCAACAAGCACTTACGAAGTGAGTTCAACTTCAACAGGATATACAACAGGTGGAAACGCTTTAACAAGCACAACTCCAGTTTTATCTGGTGACACTGCGTGTTGTTTATTTGCAAGTACGTCATGGGGATCAACAGCATCATTTACAGCAAGAGGATGTTTAATTTATAACTCAACAAATTCTAACAAAGCGGTTTGTGCAATTAATTTTGGTGCAGACAAGACTGTAACAACTGGAACTTTTACAATTCAATTTCCAGCTCAAACAGCAGGCAACGCAATTATTCAAATAGCATAGGAGGCCCATGTCTACGGGATGGGGACGACTAACCTGGGGACAATCTCAGTGGAATGGTTCTACTGTTCTAGCTACAGGATGGGGTGCTAAAGGTTGGGGTAATAGTGAGTGGGGAGATCTTTCTGATGAAACTATTACTCTTACAGGTCAATCAGCAAGCACTGCAGTTGGAAGTTTAACAGAACTAATAGAAGTAAAACCTGGTTGGGGTACACTTAAGTGGGGTGAAAATGGTTGGGGTTCAGTTGAAAGTGCAATTGAAACTTTAACCGGTTTATCAGCTACAACATCTTTAGGAACTTTAACAGAAATACCTGGACAAATAGTTGGTTTAACAGGTCGATCTGCAACTACAACAGTTGGCTCATTAACTATTGATGCAAGTTTAACTCTTTCATTAACTGGTCAACAATTAATTTCTTCTTTTGGAAATGTTTCTCTTGATGAACATTCAGTTGGATTAGTAGGTTTATCAGCTACATCATCAGTAGGAACTTTAAATCCTGCAGATGTTATAGGTATAACTGGTCAATCAGCAAGCACTGCTTTAGGCACTCTAACAACGAGTTCTGATCCTATAATGACGTTAACAGCGCAATCTGCTACCACTGCTTTAGGTGCTTTAACTGTTTCTCCAGTTACTTTAACAACTTTAGCTGGTCAGTCAGCAACTGCATCCGATGGTGCCCTTACTACGATTCAACAAACAAATGCTAGTCTAGTTGGTTTAGGACAATCGATGACAGCTAGTGTAAATGGACCAGGTTTAGTGCTTAAATATTACGGAGATAAATCACCACATACCAGCGCAAGTTATAGCAATAAAACACCAAGAACAAGTGCTACTTATACGAATAAAACACCTGCATAATACTATTGACTTTAAACTAATGAGAACATATAAACTAAAAAACTAGGAGATTTTTACAATGGCTTCAACATATAATAGTCTTGGTATTCAATTAATGGCAACCGGAGAAAATGCCGGCACATGGGGTACAAATACAAATAACAATTTAAATTTCATCATGAATACCCTTGGGTATATTGATGTAGCATTAACAGCTGATAGAACTTTAACTATTCCAGATGGATCTACAGGGACTTACGATGGTAGAGCTATGTGGGTTAATTTATCAGGGACCACTGGTGGTTCTAGAGTTTTAGATATAGCTGCACAAGCAGGAGACCCTAATGCTAATATTGAAAAACCTTTTATCATTGTAGATAATACAACTAAAAGTTCAGCAGCTAATACAATTACATTTAAAGTAACAGGTCAAACGGGGATTGTAATACCTACTGGAGCAACCGTTTTATGCTTCCACAATGGGACAGATATTGTTTCATCAGGTTTTCCAAGCACTACAGGGGCTCAGCCTGCGTATACTTTACCAGCAGCCGATGGTACAAATGGCCAAGCTTTAGTAACTGATGGTTCAGGAGTTCTTAGTTTTGGATCAGCTGGAATATCAACAGGAAAAGCTATTGCAATGGCAATGATTTTCGGGTAAAAAACAGAAGGAATTAAATTATGGCAAATCCAAATATAGTAAATGTTACAGATATTAAAGGTGGCAATTATGGTTGGGCTTTATCCAACACTTTAACTGCAACTTTATTAACAGTTGATGCAGAAAAAATATTAAAAATTAATAGAATAGTATGCGCAAATGTTGATGGTACAAGTGCAGCAGATTTAAATTTATATGTTGATGGCATGGGAACAGGAGCAGCTAATGGTTTAACACCAACTGGTGCTTCAGCAACAACATATTTAGCAAAAACAATTTCAATTCCAGCAGATGCTTCTTTAGTAGTATCAGATACTCCCATTTATTTAATGGAAGGCGATGTTCTTAAAGGAGGAGCAAGCGCAACTGGAGACTTAGAACTATTCATTTCATATGAAGTCTTAGACGACGCTTAGGAGGTTTAAATTATGGCGCAAGGAAACGGCGGAATAATTGGACCTGTCAATACAGTTAATGCAGCACAATGTATATCTGAAAAAACTTCAACTTTTCCAGCAACAGGTACTTTTACCGCTCAAGCTACAGCTGATGTAGATTATTTAGTAGTCGCTGGTGGAGGTGGTGGTACAAGAAGTTCTGGTGGAGGCGGTGGCGCTGGTGGTTATAGAGCTTCTACAGGTGGACCTTCTCCTTTAAATGGAACAGCAGTTCCAGTAGTTGCATGTACAGCATATGCTATTACAGTTGGTGCAGGTGGTGCTGGTGCGCCAGCTCCAGGCCT